AAGCAGGTTATCAGGAATGGCAAGGGTGAAGGCGTGGCTTTATATCCGCAGAAGCCGGATCGGATGAAAGTGGATCGTGATGAGCAAGGAAGGCTTTATTACGAATACACGGTCTATGATTCGGACGATGTGGACGGCAGGAAGGGAACCAATAAGGTAGGAAGAACTGTAAGGCTTCAGCCTCATGATGTGCTGCACATCCCGGGATTAGGGTTTGATGGTCTGGTTGGATACAGTCCAATCGCTATGGCCAAGAATGCTATCGGTTTGGCGATTGCTACAGAGGAATACGGCAGCAAGTTCTTTGCGAACGGTGCGGCTCCAAGTGGTGTTCTGGAGCATCCGGGAACCATAAAGGATCCGAGTAAGGTGAGGGAAAGCTGGCAGGCGACCTTCGGTGGAAGTGGCAATGCGAACAAGATTGCAGTTTTAGAAGAAGGCATGAAATATACGCCGATTTCCATTTCACCGGAGCAGGCTCAGTTCCTGGAAACAAGAAAGTTCCAGATCGATGAGATTGCGAGGATCTTCCGTGTGCCGCCTCATATGATCGGTGACTTGGAGAAGTCCAGTTTCAACAACATTGAGCAGCAGTCGTTGGAATTTGTGAAGTACACACTGGATCCCTGGGTGAGTCGATGGGAGCAGGCAATGGTTCGAGCATTGCTGACACCGGATGAAAAGAAGAAATATTTCTTCAAGTTCAATGTGGACGGATTGCTCAGGGGTGACTACCAGAGCAGGATGAACGGCTATGCGACAGCCAGACAGAATGGTTGGATGTCTGCAAACGATATCCGTGAACTGGAGAATCTGGATAGGATCCCGGCGGAACAGGGAGGCGATCTGTACCTGATCAATGGAAATATGACGAAGCTGGAGGATGCAGGGATATTTGCGGCGGACGGAAACGGGAAGGAGGAAAATTCCGATGAAGAAGTTTTGGAACTGGCAAAGCAGGAAGATCAGAGACCAGGCTTCAGGCGAAGAGGTCAATGAACGGGTGCTTTTCCTGAATGGAACCATAGCGGAAGAGAGCTGGTTTGACGGTGATGTCACACCGGCTCTTTTTAGAGAAGAGCTGAATGCAGGTCAGGGAAATATCACGGTCTGGATCAACAGTCCGGGCGGTGACTGCGTGGCAGCTGCTCAGATCTACAACATGCTGATGGACTATAAGGGCGATGTCACGGTGAAGATTGACGGCATTGCGGCATCGGCGGCAAGCGTGATCGCGATGGCAGGGACAAAGGTGCTCATGAGTCCTGTGAGCATGATGATGATCCACAATCCTGCGACTATCGCCTTTGGCGATACGGCGGAAATGCAGAAAGCGATCAACATGCTGGCCGAAGTGAAGGAATCCATCATGAATGCCTATGAGATCAAGACCGGCATGAGCAGGACGAAGATCTCACATCTGATGGATGCGGAAACCTGGATGGACGCGCACAAGGCGGTGGAACTGGGATTTGCGGATGATGTACTGCAGAGGGCAGATGCATCGGAAGGCGAAGATCTGGAAGCACCGGAGGTGTCGATGCTTTATTCCAGGGCGGCGGTGACCAATTCGCTGATAGATAAGATCGCGGCGAAGTGTCACATCAAGGCACCGGAGAGCGGTGCAGCAACTGAACAGACAACGGATAACGGGCGTTCCTGTGATGAGATCAGGGAACGCTTGAATTTTATCAAGAGATTCATTTAAGGAGGAATCGAGCTATGACTATCAAAGATATGATCGAGAAGAGAGCAAAGGTGTGGGAGACCGCGAAGAATTTTGTGGATACCCACGAGAACGAGAACGGCGTTCTGTCCGCGGAGGATAACGCGACTTACAGCCGTATGGAGCAGGAGATCGAGGATCTGACTGCGGCGATCGACCGCCAGCAGAGGGCTGAGGCAAGAGAGGCGGCGCTTAATCAGCCTATGAATACTCCGCTTACCGGAAGACCGGCAAAGCAGGTGGAGGAAAAGACCGGGCGTGCTTCCAATGCGTACAAGGAAGATTTCGGTGCGCATCTGCGCGGAAAGAGACTTGTTCACAACGTCCTTTCCGAGGGTGTACAGGCGGATGGCGGCTATCTTGTGCCGGAAGAGTTTGAGCGTCAGATCGTGACCGGTCTGGATGAGGCAAATGTGGTGAGAGGTCTTGCAAAGGTCATCACTACAAGTGCTGAGAGAAAGATCCCGGTTGCGGCAACTCACTCTACCGCACAGTGGACAGCTGAGAATGGGGCTTATACCGAGAGTGGTCCTACTTTCGACCAGAAGACCATCGACGCATTCAAGCTGACTGACCTTGTGAAGGTTTCCATCGAGCTTCTGCAGGATTCCATGTTTGACCTTGAATCCTACATCGCCGGTGAGTTCGCAAGGGCATTCGGTATTGCAGAGGAAGAGGCGTTCTGTGTAGGTACCGGAACCGGACAGCCTACCGGTATCTTTACCGCAAACGGCGGAACTGTCGGCGTAACTGCTGCAAGCGCAACCGCGATCACGGCGGATGAACTGATCAACCTGATCTATTCGCTTAAGAGCCCTTATCGCAGAAACGCGAAGTTCCTTATGAACGACGCAACGGTATCTATGATCCGTAAGCTGAAGGATAAGAATGATGCCTATCTCTGGCAGCCTTCACTTCAGGCAGGTGAGCCGGATAAGCTTCTGGGCTATGACCTTTACACCAGTCCTTATGTTCCGGTTGCGGCAGCGGGAGCGCTTACTGTAGCATTCGGTGATTTCAAGAATTACTGGATCGCTGACAGATCTGGCAGAACGGTTCAGAGACTCAATGAGCTCTACAGCACCAACGGCCAGGTAGGTTTTGTTGCGACGGAGCGTGTTGACGGTAAGGTGATCCTTCCTGAAGGCATTCAGCTTCTGAAGATGAAGGCAAGCTCCTGATCGTAAGCAGATGTAACTATGAGGTGGTGGGAAGTTCCTGCCGCCTCTGTTTTAAGGGGTGATTTCTATGACTGTGACTGTGGAAGAGATGAAAAGCTATCTGAGAATTGACTTCGAGGATGATGATGCTCTGATCGAAAACTTCATAACGGCAGCGAAGAAACAGTGTATGGATATCCTGCGGACGGACGATGAGGCGGATCTGGATTCGTGTGCCAATGGAAAGATCGCTATGATGTTTACGGTGGCATATCTGTATGAGCACAGGGAAGAGGCTGACCATCATGCGATGGATCTGACTCTGAGGGCTCTGTTATTCGGGAGCCGGAAGGAGGGATTCTGATGGATGTGGCAGCTTTAAGATCCAAGGTGACATTCCAGAAGAATGAGACTGTGACCGACAAGTACGGCAATCATAAAAATGCCTGGACGGATTATTATACCTGCTTTGCCACGATCGGCGGGGAAGGAATGGCAAGTTCAAAGGAAGAAGAGGTTGCCGGTACTACGGTTGAGGTTTTTTCCATGACCGTCTCTGTCCGTTATTGTCAGAAGGCTGCTGCGATTGATTCCACGCATTACCGGGTGATGTTCATGGGTGAGATCTACAACATCGTGAACATCGATCATATGAACTTCCGGAAGAAGTCACTGAAGTTCACCTGCAGGAAGGAGCGGCGCTGATGGCACAGACGATAAAGATTGATCAGTTGGCGGATACCGTGATGAAGGGCATGGAGGAATACGCGAAGCTTGCTGCGGAGGACCTGAAGAAGGATGTCCAGAAAGCAGGAAAGACTGTAAAGCAGCAGATCGAGAGCACGGCTCCGAAGAAGACGGAAAAGTATTCCAAGAGCTGGGCGGTGAAAAAGACCAGGGAAACGTCCGATTCCATCCAGATCGTGGTGCATTCCAAGCGGTACCAGCTGACGCATCTTTTGGAGTTTGGCCATGCGAAGCGCGGCGGTGGAAGGACAAGGGCATTCCCTCATATCGCGCCGGCGGAGCAGGCAGGTATCGAGCAGCTGACAAGGGATATCGAGCGTGACCTGCAGAAAGGCGGTTAGAAATGGAGATATTGCTTTTGTTATTCGTGATCGCTATCGGGTTTACCGTGTTTGCTCTGATTATCTATCACAGTACCCGGAGGGGCGAGGATTGTCGTGGTTATCCCTATAACTGCCCGGTCTGCCGTCATGCTGCGGAGTGCATTATCGAGATCGGGAGGAAGAAGGATGACGCATGAAGATGTAATGCAGATGCTGGCTGAGGCGGAGATCCCTTTTGCGTATGACCATTTCGCGGAAGGGGAAAGTCCGGATCCGCCGTTCATCTGCTTTTTATTTCCGGGTTCGGAGAACTTTGCTGCGGACAACGTGGTCTATATGGAGTTTTCCAACCTGAGCATTGAACTATATACCGATGAGAAGGATCCGGAACTGGAAGATCGTGTGGAAGAAGTTCTTAATTCCCATGAGCTTTTCTGGAACAAATCAGAGGTATGGATCGAATCAGAGAAACTATATGAAGTGCTGTACCAGATGACGGTATAGCGGAAAGAGAGATTTATTATGCCGAGTACAAATAACAAGGTGAAATTCGGACTTAAGAACTGCCACTACGCGAAGGCAACTCTTGATCCGGATACGAATGAAGTAACTTTCGCTACACCGGTAGCCATTCCTGGTGCAGTGAATCTGTCACTGGATCCTGAAGGCGATACGGAGCCGTTTTATGCGGACGATATGGTGTATTACACAACGGTAGCGAATAATGGTTATTCCGGTGATCTGGAGATTGCATTGATTCCGGACAGCTTCCGCAAGGATATTCTGAAGGAAGCTGAGGATACGAATGGCGTTCTGATCGAGGATTCCACGGTGGAGCCGGAGCATTTCGCATTGCTCTTTGAGTTCTCCGGGGACAAGAAAAAGATCAGACACTGCATGTATTACTGTACTGCAGCAAGACCTACCATCGAGGGCAAGACCAATGAGGATTCCAAGGAAGTACAGACGGAATCTTTGGAGATTACGGCAACGCCACTTCCGAGCGGTCTTGTGAAGGTGAAGACCGGGGCAAACACCACTGATGAGGTCTATAACGGCTGGTATCAGAGTGTTTATTAGTCTCCGACAACGGAACCGACTGAAGACGGACAGGGTTAAGAACATAGGGCAGGGCTTCAGCTCTGCCCTTTACCTTAGATTGGAGGAAAGTGAAATGGCACTTACAAAGACAGTGAATATTGATGGCAAGGATGTGACTTTTAGGGCATCGGCAGCCATTCCGAGAATATACAGAAACAAGTTCCACAGGGATATCTATAAGGATCTTCATGACCTGCAGAAGAGCATTGATGAAAATGATCCAGAAAACTCTGCTCTGGATTCCTTTTCGCTGGAACTGTTCGAGGATATCAGCTACATCATGGCGAAGCATGCGGATCCGCAGGGCGTTCCGGATACTCCGGATGAGTGGTTGGATCAGTTCGGGACTTTTTCTATTTATCAGGTGCTGCCGGAGATCATCGAGCTCTGGGGACTGAATGTGCAGACGCAGGTGGAGAGTAAAAAAAACTTCGAGCGACTGACCGGGAAATGACAACACCGCTTCTGCTTTTAAGAGCGGTGCAGCTTGGCATACAGATTGGGGAGATGGACTTACTGACCATCGGAACCATCAATGATATGTACTGCGAGATGCAGCGGGATGATGAACCTCATGCCCAGATCGCATCTCAGGATGATATGGATCGATTCTAAAGGAAGGAGGCAGAGCGATGGCTGGACGGATCCAGGGGATCACCGTTGAGATCGGTGGCGATACCACCAAACTACAGACAGCCCTGAAGGGCGTAAATACAGAGATCAGAAATACTCAGAGCCAGCTGCGTGATGTCGATAAGCTCCTGAAACTTGATCCGGGGAATACGGAACTGCTTGCTCAGAAGCACAGACTTCTGGGAGATGCCGTCAAGGAAACGAAGGAAAAGCTGGAAACATTAAAGACGGCAGCGGAACAGGCGGAGCAGGCTCTGAAGGATGGCACGATCACTCAGGATCAGTATGACGGCCTGCAGAGGGAGATTGCGGAGACGGAGGCGAAGCTGAAGTCTCTAGAAGAGCAGGCAAAGAGTTCTGCAACGGCTCTTCAGGAG